TCTCAAGGTATTTTTTAACCTTTTCAAAAGACGAATGAGAGGTGCTAATTCTATGTGCTGTATGTAAAATATTGATTCCTTGATGTAAGGCCCAAATCTCAAGAATATATACAATTTCAGTCTTACCATTACGACGTGGCAACGAATAGCCAAATTTCTGATGCGTCCACAGTCCTTCTTCATCAACTGCCATGATGTCTTTTAAAAGATACAACTGCCAATCGTAAATTAATAATCCTGTTCTTTGATATAGATCTACAGCTTCTTGATATCTACTTTCGTTATAGTTTAAAATCACCGATTGAGTAGGAGTTTGTTTACCAAATTTCTTTGTCATTCAGTCGCTCCTTTCCAATCTGCCTAGTTTTTTGTCATACGGCAGGACAAAATGTTGTATTTTATTTAAAAACATGATATAATGATATTAAATAGAAATAGTAACCGCATTCCCACTGGAGAGCGGGTACTATTCTTTTTTTTGCCAAATATCAATTAATTTATCATCTTTAATTACAATAGATGTATTTATTTTTCTTTTTTTTAAAAGATAAACATCATATAACTGTCTTTTAAATTCCTCAATAGACATATCCGTTTTAGACAACTCAAAAATAAAATTTTCTGTCTGTCCTTTTGATTTATGTACTCGTGTATCTACAGTATTTTTCCCATTACCTTCTAACTCTTTCAAGTCAAATCTTTCACCATTAATTAAGTAATCAGGAGTTCGTACACCCACATATTTACCTGATACTGTAGGAACTAATGTAATATCCTTACCAAGATTTTTTGTTATCCACCTAGCAACATGATATTCAGATTTTGAAGGATTCAAATTAACATTAGGATCATCTAGAGTGTATCTAACTCCGTTTTCTTCCCAAAATTTTTGCTCTAAAACTTTTGCTTTACTACTGAAACTTTTCAACCATTCGTTTGTCACACTTACATAAGGTAATTCCTTCACTTCTTCTTTTGTTTCATGTTTAACTTTTTTAGTGTGAACATCTTGCCTTATACCTTTTTTAGGGATATATTCAACCGTACACCTACAATTTCTATGTCGTCTATATACGTCTTTCGGTACATCTGGGTATTTATATGTACCAACTAAATTTTTACACCATTTGCAACAGTTCCCTACTTCTTTCCTAATGATTTTCGGACTCATTCCAGAACGAAAATGAAATTCAGCGTTTTTACGAACCATATCATCTACAACAGACTGATTAAAGTTAACAATAGGAGAACCTAACAACCATTTTGACTGTTCAAAATCTCCCTCTGTTATTTTGCCAACTAAACCATCTATTCTACTTTGATTTACTTCAGGTATTTGAGCTTCCAAGCCAATTTTAGCTTGTTTATTCAAAATATCTTGAACCATTCTACCAAAATCAGTAATCAACCTATGATTCTCTTTTAATCTGTCATTAAGAATTTGTTCAATAATCTCTCCAGGATTTTCAGTAATATGGATATTAAAAGCAGTGGTTAGGATTTCTCCTAAAGCCACTGCATAATCATTAACATCCTCATAGGAGGTTGCTTTAATATTTAATTTATTTAAGCGTTTCTCGAACGTTTGAGTAATACGTCCTAATAGATCATTACTCATTTACCTGCTCCAAAACTTCCGTTTTATTAATCATAGCTTCTGCTTCTTGCTTACTCATTCCAGTTGAGGTTAGTAATAGTATTCCATTTTCTTTTGAAAGTACTCCTTTTTGGTAGTTATTCAATAAAGAAGTGATTTCATATGTAGAAATGATTCTATTTTGTTGCTTATCCTCTGAGTTAGTAGTTTTTTGTTCTACTTCCTCTATTTTAGGTTTAGCGTTCATATCTCCTTTAATACCAGTTAAATCTCTAATCACATTAGAATCAATATAACCTGGTAATGCTTGATTAAGTTTAATAACACCATCACCAATTAAAGTAAGCATATTAGCGTCAGCCTCAAATAATGGTTCCCATTTTGGCACGGTGTCAATAAATCGACCACGATTATATTTAAAATCATCTCTTAAGCAACAAGCAACGTATGCAACGTTTAAAAGTCCGCTTCCTATTGATCGTTGTGCTTTTCTTCCAGCAAGTCTTAAATTTTCATGACTTGCTTTAATAGCTTCTACAGAAGACGGATTATCAGAAATAAAACCTAAATCATCAAGTGTAAGTCCAGTTTCTCCAGCAAATAAAGCTGCAGCTGTTCTTAGTTGTTCTGTGAACGGAGACATTGACGGAGTAGTAAATTGTCCTACTGTTGGTTTGTCACCATCTGAACTTGATGTAATTTGTAACATGCTAGATATAGTTGCTTTCCATGTTTCAAGAGGTTCAGCATCAGAATCCATTCCTAACACATATTTCTGAGGGAATGAGTAAAACTCAGCTGTAATGTCAGCACGTTCTAGTGTTCTTTTAGCTAGTTTTTGATAGTACATTCCTGACCTTGTTATTCTTGATCTACCAAAAGGCCTTACGCTATCCGGTGCATGAATAACAGGTACTAACAATGGAATACCAGCAGTATTTGCAATTACTGTTGATTGACCTGTTCTCTTATCATTAATTACAGTTTCTTTATCCGTGAAATAAGCTTCTAACAGTGCTTTACCATTTTCATCTTTTTTAAGAATTGCATAACCTTCTGTTAATAGTCCTGTGATAGGATCAAGTATTCCTGTAGCGTTGCTAGCTTCAATTACTTGAAGTCGTGGGATATCCTCCCCAACTTTTGAGATATACACAAAGCTACATGATGCTATAAGTGAAGATAAAATCACACTGTCAAAAAATATATCCGGATTATTTTGTTTAAAGATGTCATTTACCTTGAAATCATCTTTTTCAAATTCTCTGAACACTAATCTATCAGCAAGACTGTCAACGGCCTTTGTACACCAACCTAAGACTGACCTATATTGAAATCTCAGTTCTTTTGGAATAGTAATTCCGTATTGTTCATCATTGAATTTCATGGCATATTGACTATACCTCAAATCCACTCTAGAATTAGTCAAAGCAAGCTTTCTACGTAGGTATTGAATTCCTTTATATTCCAATAAAATTACTCCTTTCTTTTAATCGTTATTTTCGCGCGAGAAAAAATGTACAGTGACGGCGTGAAGGTCGGCCGAAGCCGTGAGGAGGGTCACTCCCCCCATAAACCTTGATAAATCAACATTTTCACTTTTAATTTATTTTCAAAACCTTGATAAATTAGGCTTTTTGTTGATTTTTTTGTTATTTTTTGCCGTTTTTTAGCATTTTTTACGATTTTTCGCTATTTTTTACTTATTTTTTGTTATTTTTCTTTGTAATTCATCCAATCCATCAGTTTTGGCAAGTTTCTGTTGCCTATTACATCCTCCTTGACCTCATTTCCCTTACTGAAGAGCTTGTCTGACTTCTGCCTGTTGCAATGGAAGTGTGCCAACTGTAAGTTAGCTAGATCAGATGGATGTCCACCTTTAGCAACAGGGATAATATGGTCAATCACTGGACTTAATGGGTCGGGGTATTTAATAGACTTATCAACCTGTTGACCACATATTCCACAATAGTTCTGTGTCTTAAGCAGTCTCTGTTTATTCTTATCAAATGCACTACGGTGTGTCCCGGTCTTATCAAGTCTCACGGTATTCTCCTTACCTACCCCCTTATATAGGGTATATACAGCATACAGGCTATATATTTTAAGGGAGGGGGTATATTTTATATTAATCAGCCCAAAATAAAAAGACAGCTTTTACACTGTCTTTAGTCTTTAAGAGAAACATACGATACATTTAGGTAGAGATTTAATACTAATAATAAAAAGGTTGGATTCCACATCGTCTTATAAAAAATCTAAAAATTAACTATTTCCAGGAGGACTCTACCTAAACTTCATATATTACCATTATACCACGTTTTTTAGGCTCAAAAGGCTCAACATCAGTCAGTATTAATTAATTTTAAAAATATATCTAACTGACTGCTTAATCTTCTTTTAACTGTTGAAATATGCATGTGGTATTTAGTTGCTATATCATAATTCTTCATTCTATTAAAATACTTAGCATAAACTATTCTGTAAGTCTCTACATCAAGATTTTTCATAAATTTGTCAATACACTTTAAAATTCTTCTATTCTCTTGATATTGCTTATCGTCAAGCTTTTTAACTAGATTTCTTTCATTTTCTCTTCCTGTCTTTTGATTACTGACCTCACTCTTATCTCCTGGTTGGTACGAATTCAAAAGAAAGTCGTTACATTCACATTTTATATTTTTATAGTTTTCTAATAAGAATTTTGCTTCATCTCTTGAATATTTCATCTATACACCTCCTATATCTTTTCACACTCAATATTGCTCACATCCATAAGGTTTATTTTTATACCTCTTAATTCATATTCAAAATACACTATTTCATCATTTTCCTTTGATTTATCGAAATACCAAAGTAAATCCTTTGTTGTTTCAACATCAAAAACATAGATCGCTCTTTCTCCGTTTTTGAAATTAATTGTAATTTTGTACAGTTTCATTAGCAAAGCACCTCTTTAATTTCTTCTCCGAACTCTTCGATGAATTCTCGCGCTAGTTCCTCGCTCTTGAAATAAGGTAATTTGTTAAATGTATTACAATTCCAATCACTCCCGACACAAAAACTTTCTGTATTACGGAAATAATATATATAAAACTTATCGTCACTTCTTTCCCAGTTCGGATACCAACCTTCGTTGTGTTCTTCCGCCCACTTGTGAAGTTTAAACAGTAATATACGTTTCTTATGGTATTTCTCTGCTTCTTCTTCAGTTTTGAAAATTAGACCATTTTGATATACTTTTTCCACCCATGTTTCATTAAAAATAAATGCCCTTTTAATATCTCCACCTTCATCAACGTAATAATAGTGATCAATATCCTCTGGCACTTCCACCTCGTAAGGTGTTTTAACAGGTGCTAAATCTTTTTCATCTAGCAAGTCAATTAACTTAGTTTTAATCCAATCTATTGAACTTGCTAATTGTTCAAACTTTTCTTGTAATTCTTCGTTATTCATTTTTAGTCCTCCGTTAATCTAATCTAAACTCAAAATCACAGTTAGCTTTATGACAACCACCTTCATTAAAGAAATAATCGGTTGCTATTTCTTTAAAATCTTCTTCATCAAATTCATCAAGTTCAAATTCATCAAATGGAATGCTAAATGTAAATTTCATTTCAACATTTAAATTCTTTTGTTCACTCATTTCTAGTCCTCCTAATCGTCTAATTCTCCGTTGTATTGTGGTATTTGCATCCAGTAAATAACATCATTATCAGCATTTTCAAAACCTACTCCATCTCCAATTTCTATCCATGTATCTATACGTGTATCAACAAACTTCCCTGAAGATAAAGGGTAAGTGACTAGTACTTCTTCGCCAATATCAGGAGCACGCCCCTCCCACATAAAGTTGTATAAATCACCATACTCTTCTTGTTCTTCTTTAGTTAGCTCTCTTACTGTTAATTTATTCCATTTCATCACTATTTCTCCTAATCGTTGTATAAAACTATATTACTTGAATGTCCTAAATATTGTTTTCCATTTTTCAATTTAACTTTTACAGTACCCTTATTATCGTATATAATCCATTCTTCTACTTCTCCAGTAACTACTTCATTGTTAGGGAGTTTAATTACTGCTTTTTGTAACAAGGCTTTATCTTCTCTAAAAACAGTCAAACCTAAACCGAAAATAATTAATAATATACCTATAATATGTATCAGGTCTATATTTTCCTTAAACCATCTCATTTACTTACATCTCCAACAATTCTTTTTTCTCGTAAATATTACCTATCACTGAATAATCATCCTCCATGCTAGATAATCTGCAATAATACTTTCCGTTTTTTTCTAGATAATAAAATTCTTCTTCCACTTTCTTCTTCACTAAATATCTCAAGTTGTTATGCACTACTATATCTCCTGTATAGATATAATTATCGTTTTTATCCTTATATCCGCTGTTGTAAATGAAAGTCACTTCATCAAATTTATAAGATACATTATCTGCATTATCATTAAAATAAACTTCTACTGTTTTTTCGTGATAATTAATAATTTCTGCAGGTAGTACCATATCTAAACTCTTAATATATACTTTTGGTTGTTTCATCTTCTATCCTCCTACATACTAAATAATCTGTATATTTGATACACTGTAAATATTGTTACAAATACCAATATGATCGCTAATATAACAATTAAATTTCTTTCTCCTGTACGTTTTATAAAATTATCAACTTTACTGTATACTTTATTAAGTTCATCTTTTATTACGTCTCTTTCTTCAATCGTTACAGATGATAATGGTTCATCTGCAAATAGGTAACCATACCAGCATGATGCTTTTGCTATATCGTCAACATGAAATGTTATATTCGAAATAGTGATTTTCAAATTCTCATTTCTTACCACTCCTGCTTTCACCTTACCATAAGCTTCATTTATAGCCATAACATCATCATAATCAATTGAAGCTTGTAAAAATTCATCGTTTTTTAACCAAAATCTTATTCTAACTGGATTCATTATCCGTAAATCTCCTTTAGTTGCTTCATGTGTTGTAACTCTCTAATACGTTCCTTTTGCTGCTGTATAGTCTGATATTGTCTGATATTTTCAGTTGACAATTTCTCAATATTATCACTTGAAATATACACACCTATCATTAATCCTACAGTGAACATTGCTATTAGTATTGATAGTGTGATTAGTATAATTTCAATGTTATTCCATAGCTTTTTCATCTGTTACCCTCCAATTCCGTTCATCTCTGCTATTTTTTTAGTTTGTTCAGCTTGTTCATCATAATGTTTCAATAACTTTCGTTCTAATTTATGATTTTCTATTTTCAATACTTTGTTTGCTTCTTCCACTTTACCAATTCTATATGTACATAGAATCGCCATCAGAAAAGCCCCCCATACAATACCTATAATTAATATTGGGATACCTGCAAATATTTCATCATCTTCCACTATGCTAACCTCCTATTTCTTTCGGAGTACATCCCAACGCTTTTGCTAGTTTTCGCAAAGTTTTAAATCTAGGATTTTTAAATTCTCCTGTTCTAATTAATCTAATAGTGTTGAAATGTACTCCAGATTTTTCATACAGTTCTTGATCAGTTATATTTTGGTTGTTCATTATTACTTCTAATTTGCTTGTTCCTTCTTTTTTCCTCTGTTCCACTTTTCTCACTTCCTCCTATCTCAGACGTATCAACGGTTTGTGACAAAAAGTTCCTGTTCCACTTTTAAATTTTAAAACTTTTATATATACTGAAATTATTCCAGTATTCCCAATATCGGAATAATTTTTCGTAAAAAATAAAGTTATAGGATTTTGGAAAAATAAATGGCACAAATTTTATATATTTATATTTATATTT